TTGTGCTACACGCTCGGGCTTTTACCTGGTTGTTCATTGTTTTTAAATATTATGCGGGGGTCGTTTAGGGTTCTATACACGACTCCACCACCGAAGCCTGTACATCCGTGTTGTGTTGTCTTCGAATTGTGCGCGGTGATTGCATGTAAGCATGTGCCGACTTCTCAATATCAGCCGGGGATGTCCAATCATTTTGGGAATCAACAAAAACACCCTCGGGGCCATACGCAGAAAGTACCACACCATAAAGAATGTGTTTTTTAGCATTAGCTTTACTCACCCGAGAAGGTTGAACGTTTACTTTTTGGGTGTCTTCTTTTTTTACTTCTTTCTTTTTTCCTTGTACCAATTTCTGTACTATAGCAGTAATGTAGGCATAATTATCCTTTTCGCCTTCCCCCTCGGCCGTCTTTTTTGCCTGTTCCCACAAATCCTCTACTGTAGGCAAAGATAGGTCGTTTTCTTTCGCTAATTTCTCAAGCATTGGTGTAGGCATAAAAATCCTTTCAAAAATCACTATACTCTTTCTGACTTAAGACTAAAAAGATCTAAAGTCTAGCTTTATTTTTCTAAAAAGGTTCAACTCTCTTCGGGTGTTGCCCTCTCTGGTGCCTTTGGATGCGTTATTTTGTATATACAATCAAGATGCGACGATTCTCGGGAAGGTATGCATATACCAGAATTTTTACATGCCCCATATGCTTGCTTTCCTCTTTTAATATCCTCTATCTTGTTTCGAAGATTTAGGACTTCTTTTCTCAACGACGCTAACTCCTTCGTGGCCGCGCATAAACTCATGCATTCTCCTCATTTACAGGTCTAAGGATTTCCGTACATCTACAATTAGGGTGTAGTATAGGCATCATCACACCAGGTTCATACTCTTCTCCTATGGCCGCCGTAACACCATCGAGCGCCTCACAATGTTCGCAAAGCCGAGGGGATTCCGGCGCGCTGACCCATACCCGTTCAACCTCTGGCAGTATTCCGCTATCTTGAGCCAGTTGCCAGGCTTGATTCCGCCCGGCTGCCTCCGCTGTGATAGTCTCGGTACGACTAATCAAAACAGCCCGCTGCATCAAAAGAGAATTTCTATATGTGTCTATTTGTTCCTCAACACGTTCTGCCGGAACCCCCTCTTTAATTAAATAAGCCTTACGGTGCTCAACCGCTTTGTAAGCGCGTTCGGTTAGGCCAATGTTGTCTCGTATATTTTTCAATACTACAGGGCCTCGAAGACCTTTGCTAAAACCGTCCTCAATTATCCTCTTAACTACTTTTCGTTGTTCGTCAGTAAAAGACTCTTTGATCAGTTTAGTTGCGTGCACATTAATCCATTTCAGACTATAAGGATTTACCGGAACAACAGGCACCGACATAAATGGTTGTTTTTGTTTAAAATATTTTGGTTTCTTTGTCCTGGCTTTACCTACATCATGCATGGTAAAACTAAACTGGATACCTAATTGTTTATTCAGCTGTTCCGTAGCAGCCATGCCGGCCGCAAGAAGCACTCTATGGTAAGCCATAACCAGCATACCCGTAAACCTAACCCACACATCCTCTTGCGCTGGGGTACTACAGAAAGGTAACGTTTCCATGATGGTTGACAGATTCGATCCTGCGTTCCATCTTGCTTCGAACGAATGCGCCGTCTGGTCATCAATCATTCCCCGTTGCATCTTCAAGAAAGCGTCGGCAAAATAAAGCTCGAACGTCTTGGCTAATTGATACGATTGATCCCGTGCGTGAGCAGGAGATAAAGATTGTTTTACTTTTGAAAAAACGAAGGTCATTAAACCTCTTCAAACTCTTCAGGAACCGGGAGCCCCGCAACCTCTAGAAGCCTACGAGTCAATCCTTTATCTCCTACGGGCAACACTCCGGCATTTGCCATATTGACAACGTATGCGCCCAATCCTTCGAGTGAGGGTGATTCGATATCTCCATGCACCAGACTAGGGCAGAGCTCGTTAGGAAATTGGTTCAGCTCACAAAGGCGCTGAATAGCAAATTTTGTAAACGTGGTCGCAATGATGTCCATAAAGGTGTTGAGGGCCAAAGAAAAAATATTCGTCTGACTCGAAGCAAGCGAAAAACTCCCCACCCCTTGCATACCGAGTTCGACGAACTGTGCAAGTACTGATTGCAAAATAGATAGTTTGTATTGTTTCTTTACTTCGATGGTAGAATTCTGTTTTGCTCCTCCTGAAGCCAACAATTTTAATTTGTATCCTGTGGGCATGCCTTTTGTATCGAGTTCAGCCGGAATCATGGCAAACGCCCGTTCGTCGTTTTTTATTTCGGACAGCATCTTTTCTAACGAAGATTTTACCGCCTTAGTGGTAGCATCTGCGTTCGGATCCAGCATGATGAAGGGCACTTCCATGGTAATAAGTCCGCACATATCCCGCTCAATACCAATGGCCTCTATTTCGCTAATCTTTTTAAGACTCCAATAATCCGTAACAGCGTTACGAAAAATACTTTCCCCTTCGGGGTTGTTTTTATCTGATTCGGTACGAAATAAAAGCGCTTTTTCGATGGGGATATCTACATGCTTCCCGGTATAGTAATCAACCTGCACCATCCCAGATAGTCCGCCATCCTCCGAAAATAACCACCGATCTAATGTGGTTTGGGCACGGATAGGAATTTTTCTCCATCCTATTTTTCCATCATCATACTTACTGTTGGTAGTCGAATCTTCTGTCTTCCCTTTACGTAATTTATAGCAGATCTCGAAATAAGCCCAACCGTAATCAAGAAAGGAAAGGCATTCAGAAATAAAATCTTCTAGACTGTGACTCATGTCTGCCAAACATTCATCGATGAAGTGCGCCACATCGATCGCGGCTGGAGATTGCCCGGCTGGTTCGATTGACCACTTCGCTTGCCGAATAAGTGTTTTAATAAGAAAGCGAATAGTACCAATAACGGAACTATTCTTTCTCATCTCAGCGTAAACTTTGATTCCATTCTGCCCGCGAAGACGTAACATAAATTCTTCTACGATGGTGCCTGAACACTGTTTCAGCCCTGTTGTGCCTAATTCTATTATAGGATCAAACTGTTTATCTAATTGTCTGTTATTGTTCTCTGCCATTGTACCTCCGAAGGATTACTAAAGATGGAACCTAAGCGCGAGATTAAAAAAAAGCAATCATTATTTTTCTTGACAACTTCATATTTTATGGCATAATAAAAATATTGCTATTCAGCGGGACCGCAACCTGCTTGTGGCAATGTCCATGGACACCAGGCCCCTATTGATCGAACGATTTTTAGGGGCCTATATTTTAGTAAGGATCCTTTTTGCGGACCCTCTATTGCCTGGTTGGTGGTTAAAAAGCATTCGGAAGAACATGTAATTTTTTCATAGTGCTATATACTCTTTTCATCAAATAAATCAAACACTTATTTATTTTTACGCAAAAAGTATTCAACTATGCAAATAGTATTCGTCGTAAGTGTTTGATTTATAACGATTCGTGTTTGGCATTGTGTTTGCAGTATACTATGGTAAGAAAGCGAGGTCGAAAATGAAAATAACAAGAACGCTGTTGGAAGAAAACCAAGCCTGCATATCGCAAAAAGAGATATTTATTGCCGAATTTCCCGAGGGGATGGATCTGACTCGCGAAAATCTGGAAAAGTGCATAACCCTAAAACTACCTATTGAATGGCTACCCCGTTTACTACCCATAGAAAGATTAAAGATTTTCAAAGTGCCCTACGAAGCGGCTCGGGCGACCCGCGATGTGACGTGCACGACGGCTTTTGAGACTTACGAAGTGACGTGCGCGACGTCTCGGGCGACCTACGACGCGATCCGCGAAGCGGCTTTGGTGACTTTTAGGTCAGCGATCATCGATCCTTTATTAGAGGCCTTCAAAGAGGAGACGTAAAATGAAAATAACAAGATCACAAAGTGTTTACCCCTAAAAAACATGATGCTGTTTGGTCAGTATATGCCCGTTCGATCCCTTCCTTTGATTGTTTGCTAACCGCTAATATGTCGTATTATGATGCACTCGAAAGAGCTAAAAACGTCGTCATGACTGCAAATTAAAGGCGGGCACCAAAAGAAAATCCAAGACCAAAAACCCCTTCGTTTATCTGCCACAATCCATCAACACCTATCCAAATATTTGTAAGTAAAGGTAAGTGTCTAGCGATATTATACTTCCCTGGCGCAAAGGTTAGGAACCATCCCGTGCCTGCCCCGGCACCGACGTGCAGGAAGCGCCAGTCAAGGGTGTCTTTATCCTTGCCATATCCCATCATCGAAAATCCGATCTCGCCACATGTGGCAAGATCTAGTGTTGATAAAGACACGCCTGCTACCAGGTTCAGATCAATCACCGGTGCCCACCAAAAAAATTCTTTACTTTTTAAAGCCTGTTTGTATTCAGAGGTGGTTATAGATAGATCCTTTTTTGTTCCACGAACCTTATTGTTGACACTAGCAGTATGGTAAAAAATAAGCCCTCCTCCGCCCCGTTCCCCTACCACGGTATTGACGGTGATTTCGAGGTCCTCTGTTTTTATAGCCCAAGGATTGCGTAGGCTGGCGTCGAAGGACACATTGGCTATCGGTACACCCCCGACTCCGAGCACATCAATAGACTGCACGGCAAGAGTATAAGAGTACAAATCACATAGGGCGCACGCGGGCGGCTGAACGGGGGGGAGGTGCACCGGTTGGGAAGTGCTAGGCAAGTTATCTTGTCTTGCGCTAGGCAGTAATATAGTTGTCTTGCCTACAGCACGCAGGGCAGCGTGAATGCCTGACAGATCTTTAGTAATGACGGTAAAACTGTCCCCGAGACGCTCTCCCCAAGGCGTCAGTTCTATTTTGGTTACGATGTCTGTGCTCGAGCGCACAACTTGTTCGGGGAGCCGGCTAAATGCTACTGCCCGATCTTCATTCGTTGTTCGCATATTGCGAAGGAGAAAAACCGCAAGAAGCATTATTAGGGAAAGGTATATTACATCTTTTAAAGTAAAAGCACTAATAACTTTTCTAAGCATTGTTGCTCCTTTTCTTTCTTGTTTTACGCCTACACGGTTCTAGTGTGGCTCTTATACCCCCACAAAAATCAAGGATTTAATAGATCCAGGGATTTTTCTGTTTTCCCGCGGCAGACACTTCGAAACTTGTTATATACCCATTTTTCTCGCTCAGATACTTGAGTCCCATAGACAGCATGTCAACCACGTCATCGTGTTTTCCATTAGGAAAGGTAGTCAATTCGTGAATAAAATACTCCACATCGAAGCCGGCAATCTCTTTTGTGGGAAACCACACGTTACCAGCCTGAAACAACCCCGAGACCGCCGAGAGCCGCTCTACTTTGCTGCCTGAAGGCTTTACGAGCACAATTCCTGGCATCTTCCCCTGTAAAGCATCGACGGTAGCCTCTCCGTTAGCTGCACTCTCTATCAACTTCGTGCAGGCTTTAGGATGAGTAGAACTCATCAACAAGATATCATCGCACGCTTCTGTAAAACTTTTCTTCCCGCGGTCGGCGGCCACAAGATAAAAATTTCCATCTTTACGCCCGAGGACTCCGCCCACCACGTAACTAGTACCCTCTTTTTTAAACGTCAAATCCCATGATTGACAGAGTTCATCAAATTTTTCTGGTAGTTCTGAATACCTTTTAATCCAACTCTTTTGAATAATACCACCTTCGAGAGGGGAAGGGTGTTGCTGGTAAAGACCCGCCCAAACAGCCTCCCCTACCTCCTTTCTTTTCTCAGCCAACCAGGCTTCATCCTTACCTGATTCGGGGCAAAGCGCTTCGCCTTCCTGACGTCCTAAAGGATCTGTATCTTCATCGTCACATATGGCCGGCAAACATATCACGACCCATTTAATATCGGTCTCATTAATTAAATACCCTGCCGGATCGTCTTCCGTCCAACGGGTCATAATAAGCACCGTCGAACAGCCGGGCGCCTTGCGAGTAGTGAGGACGGATTTAAAGAAATTCTGCCAACGCTCCCGATAAACCGGACTATTT